TGAGGCTACACTACCACCCGTTCCTACTGTAGAGGAAACAGAGCCAATCTGAATATTTTGACTCGCGTTCTGGTCAATTCTCCATCCACCAGCACCTTTACCGACTAAGTTAATTACAGTACCAAAGGCGGCTGTAGTTGGCAATGTAAAGACCACTAAAGCACCATTATTGGCCACATAACCATTATCAGCAGTCATTGCCTGAGTTGTTCCCGTAACCTCAGTCCATCCAATACCAGAGCCAGTTCCAGAGATGGTAATCGCTCCAGGGCCATTGGCAATGGAGATACCTGGGCCAGCAGTCAGGGTTCCTGGTACTGGAGTTCCAGAGGTATCTCCGATCATCAATTGACCATCAGTCATTGAGGCACTCCAGCCTGGTACACCAGAAGCATCAGTGCGGAACATGGCACTATTTGCGGTCGGTATGCCCTCTACTGTGTCTCCATTAGCTGGATAGAAAGCAATTTCGTTGATTAACGATGAAGTCACTACTCCTGAGCCTGTAGCTGGTTGCCAGCTTAATTGCCCAGCACCATCAGTTTGTAGGAAGTAACCAGCAGTACCGTCAGCCTGTGGCCAGTTCAGACCATCAAGCACTAAGTCGCCTGTGCCATTTGGAGTAAGGTTTAAATTGCCATTGGTATCAGTTGAGCTGATTGTATTGCCATCAATCTCAATGTTGTCGATATTCAGACTTCCGGTGATGATTAAGTTGCCAGCACCATCTGTTGTAAAGCCTGTATCACCGCCAAACGCACCAGCATTGTTGTACTGAATTTGGGTGTCGATACCTCCAGGGTTCCCACTGGATTGAACTACCCAGGACAATTGACCAAGACCATCTGTCGCTAAAACATATCCTGCTGTACCATCAGCTTGAGGCCAATTGAGGCCATCCAATACCAAGTCACCCGTTCCGTTAGGGGTTAAGATTAAATCCCCATTGGCATTGGTACTTGAGATAGTGTTTGTGTCAAAGAATAGATTACCAACTGCAATCGTACCAGGAGCCACTAGGGTTGCTGAAAGGCTTAAGATAGGGTTCTGTGGGTCGGTATTGTCGACATCGATTTGGTTAGCGGTTCCTGTAACTGATTGGACAGAGCCGCCTATCAATCCATCAACATAGTTCTTGATAGACAAAGCCGTTGCCAGATTAGTCGCTGTTGCTGTGGCCATCGTATCATCGTTGATTATCTCATCCACTGCGGTCGATGCCTGAATGGTAAAGGTTCCTGGAGCATCGAGCGTGGCTGACAAGGCAAGGATTGGGTTCTGAGGGTCAGTGTTATCAACGTCTATTTCATTGGCCGTGCCTGTAACGCTTTTCACACTTCCTGAATCAAGACCATCGACATAATTTTTTATGGATAATGCGGTCGCAAGATTTGTGGCAGTGGCAGTCGCCATAGTGTCATCGTTAATGATTTCATCGACCGCAGTTGAAGCCTGGATGGTGAATGTGCCAGGAGCATCAAGGGTCGCTGATAAAGACAGAATCGGGTTTTGAACGTCCGTGCTGTCTACGTCAATCTGATTTACTGTTCCAGTAATGGTTAAAACGCCAGCATCTTCTACTAATTGAATCCATGTTGCGCCATCCCAGTACTCAAGATATTCATCCGTGGTATTGAATCTGAAAAACGTATTGGCTCCTGGAACTGCTGGGCGTTGAGCAGTTGTGCCGCGAATCAAGCCCATTCCAGAAGTACCGCCAAGTATCACGTTATCAGCAATTGACCATACAGGGTTTCCACCGATTCCATCAGGGTCGGCTATATCAATTTGGTCTGCTGTGCCTTGAAACACTCGGCTTAATTGAACACCTGTGCTAGTCGTATTGACCACAAAGCCGCTGGATAAAGCCGCCATCACTTGAGCGTTAGGCAAATCAGCATCAGCCGTTTGAATCAGGTATGTCGCATCAGCAGGAGCAAAGCCACCATCAGGAATGGATATGGCTTCAATCTCAGTGCCAGCAAGGTTTTTACGCCATCCAAAGCCTGGAGGCAGAATAGGCAATACGATGTCACCACCACCAAGCAGCGAATCAGGTTCAATGGTTGCTGATACGTTGTAGCGTGGGTTAATCACCGTGTCATACATTTGTGATTGCTGATCCACTAACGTCAAAATACCGAAGTCATTATTCAACATGCTTGGTACGAAATTGGTGTTAATGTAGAGGTTTAATCGTTCGGCTGGTGTGTTACGAACGATGGTAATTACATCGTCCAGAGTTCGGCCAACAAGGAATGTCACGCGCACTGTTTGGCTTCCACCAATCAGGGTTACGTTGTAGTCGCTGGTTGATACGACTTGCGTTTCATCGTCAGCTTCTATGCCATCAGCACGGGCATACACCACAACATCTGTGGTCGCATTAACCGTCCAGTTGGTATTAAATACCGTTTGGCCAGCCGCTGCTACTAGCTGGGTACGTGGTATGATATCGTCTATAATTACCTGGGTCATTTCTCATCTCCCTATGTACCCTCGTCCTATTGCCTTTCGGGCAAATCTAAAGACTCTGCCCAGTGATTCAATAATCCTCTTAACCCCAACGCTCCTGTCAGGGGAACCAAACGAATAGCCTTCTTGGCATCGCCTGTTGTAAACTTTTTATCATTACTCATTGAATGTTGAAGAATGGTTGCCGCATCTTCGAGCATCCCAGCAGCAGGGCCAAGTACACTCCACTTATTCCAGCCTTGATACTTTTCTGTTGTTTTAGGTAGAAGCTCTCCACCTAAGAACTTGTTTAAGGTTTGAAGAATATCAGGGGTATGCCCTAATATGCCTGAGTTTGAAACGGTTTCAAATGCTTTGCCAAACCAAGTGTCATCATTGCTTTGGTCAGCCTTTTTACCGTTAGCAAATTTCCTGAGTGGGTCTATCATAGCACCCAGACCAAGCATGAAGATAATGCCTTGAAGCTTTTGGGCATCAGGGCGTTGCATCATTGGAACTGTGAACCGATTGAACGCTGAAAATCCCCAGCCGTGGAACATAAATATCATGCCAAGAATTGGGTTGTTTGTCCAAAACGGAGAAGTGAATAGTCCTCTTTGGATGATAGTATCTTGGACACCTCGTCGAATGCTCATCGACATACGGCTTACGGCTTCGGCATCACCCCATTCCCAGTACTTGGATTGGAACGCTCCAGACTTTTCTTTCCATCCTGTGCTTTCTTCAAAAGACTTGATAAACCGTTCTGACCAAATTTTGGGGTCAATCCCATATTGGAGTAAGCCCATTTCATCTGTTTTAGAGAGTTTTCCTTCTCGGTACTCATACATGTGCCTCATGATTTTAGATTGCATAATGCCTGATACAACGCGCTGATTGGCGTTATCAATGAAGTTTGTTCCGAAAAAGTTTCCTGATAGATGTCCTACCTTCTCAAGCGCACTTTCTAAGTGAGTGGCTATGGGAACATCGCCTACGGATAAAGTATCAGAGTATCTAGCACCATAACCGCTTTCCATGTGCTGTAATGACAGCAAAGCGTCGGCTGAGTTACGCTTAAATACTTCCGCATGTTCTCCGCTCGCATAACCATTAAGGGTTTGAATTAAAGGCTTTAGGCCGTCTCGTAGATAAGGCCACATGCCATGCTTCAAAATAATTGCGCCAATATCCGTAACCTGGGATATGGGAACACCACCAAGCTTTGTGGCTGCTGCAAAATTCTTTATAGCGCGTGTCACTCGAAGGGTTGCTGCTGACTGGTAAGTCCTGCCCATGAAGACATCCATCATGCTTTTCATGTGCTGGGTAGCATCTCTAAAGTCACGTTCGAGTTTCAGTAATTCTTTACCTCGCTTTTCCTCAGTCAAGTTCTTGTCTGAGTTAATGGCCAATTCCATTTTGGTTCGTTCTTCGCCTAAGATACGCGCCATGCCCATTGGCCCTTGCTCACCTTCAAGCATGTTAATGTCCTTGAAGACTTTGTTTAAGGCTATGTGGCGACCAAGCGCACGGGAATAAGCAGCAGCGGCTTTGGGTACATCTGAGGCAATAAACCCTGCGTCATTTAAGATTTTGGCTGGTATTAAAAAAGTCCTTTCCTTAAGTGGATTGGCGAATAAGCTTGGCATCATCGAACCCATAATCGATTGCTGAATCTGCTCTGTGGTGTTATTTAGATACAGATTTCGTTGTTTTTCAGCATGGGCTATACGCATGTCATCGCTTTCAAAAGGCTTGCGAAACTTTGCCCATTCATCAGGGTCACGGAACCGAATGATGTTCTGGTCTTTGGTGAACAGCTTCTTATCAATCTCGCCTTTGTGAGCGCGTTGGTGAAGTTCATCAGTCAACTCATCAATTTTATTTGTGAGTTGGCGTAGTTCTTCTTCTGCGGCCTGAATCTCTTTCTCAAGCCCTTTAATCTTTTCAATGTTGCGCTTCGTGGCTTCCTTGGTGACATTCGTCTTTGCAGAAGATTTGGCGGCTGAGCGTTTCCCTTTGAGGCTTGCAATCTTTACTTTGACCTCTGAGGACTGAACCTTTACCTCGTTGATTGGGGCATGAAGCTCACGTATCTTTTCCGCATCGGCCATAGTGACGAAGTTTCTGTCCTCCAATAATAGGGCAACGTCCTCATCATCTCTTGCTCTTCGCTCAATTTCTCGCTGTGCTTCTCGCACTCGTTCTCTTGCGTCTTTGATTTCATTGGCGGCTGAGCGGTCATAGGCTTGTCCTGATAGTTTATGTTCTTCAAGCTGGGCTAGGAATCTCTTTGCTTCTTCGAGCGGACGCGAAATTTCTTCGAGTACAGCATCCTGTCTCTTGAACTCATCAGCCACAACCTGACGAAATACGTCTTGGCGTTTAACCAAAGCGATATTATCCATATTCTGAGTATAATAACCGCGAGCATTACGTGGACTAAGTATTTCGGGATCAAATCCTTTTGACTTCTGAAATTCTTCATAGATTGCGTCCGTATATTCTGTGTACTGTTTAGAAGCGGCATTAATGCTCTTGGAGTAATTGAACTCCTGAGAGATAGTGGAATCTATCACCTTGTAGTTAAAGTCTTCCCATGACGTTCTTTCGCCCTTTAACGCGCGTTGTTTTAATGCCTTTGCTGCGTTCTTCACATTGTAGCCGCCAATGATGCCGTTTTCTTCCATGAAGTGGCCTTGGTAGCGTAGGTTAAAGTCTACAGCTCCGGCATTGATTTGAGACAGGTAATCTTCGGCAGCCTCACCACGGGCTTTACCTTCCTGTACACCCTTGGTAATAATTGAGTGGGAAGATAAAAGGTCTGTAAATCCACGCACAGTTTCAAAGCGATGAGTCAATCCTTTGACGATTGGACTGCCAAGGATTGAGTTCCCTGCCAGTTTACTGACACCAGGTAGGCCAAATAGAAATCCTTGGTCAGCAGCCGCATCAGCGAATTGCTGGGCTTGTTCAACCTTGGCCGCACTTATACTGTAGCCAGGAGCAGCGGACGCTTTAATTCCTCCGGTGACACCTCCGGTTTCGGGATCGATAACGTGGTTGAAGTCGATTCCCTCGTAGTTGTAGTTGGCCACTTTGCGGACGTTCCAGAGTTTGCCTCCACGGTAAGCCGCGCCAAGACCAGCACCACCAGCCATAAAAGCAGCACCGAAAGCCGCATCGCGTAATGAGTTAATAGCAAAGTCTTCAAGGTTGCCTCCTGCTTCTGTGGCTTGCATAAATCCTTCGTGGGCTACAGTTTGCAAGGCGATTGATGGAGCGGCCTTGAGAGTATTTTTTACGACGTTCTCAGCAATGCTCATGTACTTAACACCAGCAGCAAAAGGAAGGTATGAGCTAGGGCTTGTTACTGCTCCACCAAATCCACCGATAAGGCTTGCGGCAAAAGAGCCATTGGCATAGCTCTCATCTTGCTCCACTTTATTCAAAACGTATTGCTGGCGAGCTGCGAGTTCGTTAGGGCTTGCGGCTTCCGAAATCCAATCCCAGTAATTTGATGGATAGTCTTTTAGGTACTTAAAGTCATTAGGATTAAAATCATCAGGTACTTCGTCATCAGCAGGGTGAGAGAACTCGGCCTCTCGCATAATGAAACGCCCAGCTTGAGCAAATTCATTGTACTCACTGAAAGCATGGCCAAGGGTTGAGAAAAACCCTGGCTTCCTTTTTGACTCCTTAATCGGTAATACTGTTGCGTCATTGGGCATGAGCATCGAGCCTGGGTCATCCCTGTAGGCTTCGGCTGGCAATTGAGGGGCAGATAAGGGCTTCTGTTCATTGGCGTAGAAGTCCTCAATTGGTTTGAACTCTGGATTAATAGACATTAACGGAATCCCCTTCCTAAGCTATTTATGCCTGGGCGTATATCGTTTTCTTCCATGAATTTCTTCTTGGCAACACGCCTTTGATTCATCTCATAAGCTGACATACCGCTAGGGTTAAGTCCAACCAGTTCAAAGTATCTTTGGCGAATGACAGACTCATTAGGCATATACACAGGCTCACTGAGTGGCCCTCTGAACCATCCGTTCATTGGAGAACTTGGCCCATTGTTCATGCGCATTGATACGTTGTAACTGCCAATCGTGCCTTGAGCGTCTTGTTGTAATCCAGGATTAGCCTGAATGGCAATCTCAAAAGGCTCGACTCGTTTATCGCTGTACACCTTCTCAATCTTGATGGACTCATTCTTGAACTTGGTCACAATCTCATTGGCCTTTTTCCATTCCTCATTATTGTATTTTGATAGCGGCAAGCTCTCTTGTTCATGGACAATGGCCTGTGCGCTTTTAAATTCCTCATAGCTTGGACGTGGCGTAAGTCTGTAGTAGAAACTCATTCGATTGTCTTTATTCTTCTGGCCTTCTTCGTAAGCCAATTTCATAGGCTCAATCTGCTTTTGAATCTGTTCATAGAGGTCGTGCTTGATTAGAGGGTTAGCACCTTCGTCAAGTCCAATTGTTTTCTCTATAGGCTGGAACACGTACTCAGGCTTGCCATTAACTTCGGTTACACCCCATGCTCTCTCAATCCCTTCACGGGTCATCTTGGTCGCACCCTGGATATCACCATTGAGCAATTCCATATTCGACTTAAAGATATTTTTCAGGTGAATGGCGAAGTATGGAAGGTTATTTATCTTAGCCCCATCCCCTAAGTCAGCGAACTGAGAAGCCCAAGAATTAAGCCTTGATGGAGTATTAACCACTGAGTTTTCCCATTGTCGTACAAGGGCAGTATTAATCTCCATTTGTTCTGGGGTTTTCTGCTGAACAATCTCAGAAGCTTTTTGAGCAGCGACATCAGGCGCATTTCCATCCTCCATCTGTGATTCAAAGTTAGTCATCATCGCTTCGGCTTGTTTGCTCATTCCGTTTAAAGCTTTCGGATTTGAGTTACGCAAAGCTCGATAAGCGTTCAGATTTCTAAGCATCAGCTCTGGATTGCCTGATAAAAATCCTGCGTTCATTTGTTGGGTGTAAGACTGGATTGGCCCACCAGCAGTGGACATGGCCTCAGATTGCGCCTCAAAGTCTTCAAGGGATCGCCCATTATCTGCTGCGCGTTGCTGAACGGCTTGTGCGGCCTGAACCAAAGCCATGTTTTTCACTTTATTACTGGCAGTCGCCATCGCATAAGGACTTGTCCATTGAGGCATAAGTCCTGCTACTTGCTCATTGCTTTTGTAATTCTTACGCTGATAGGCCGCAACCTGAGCCATGAAATTATTGAACCGTGGCTTGCTGGTTGATTCTGATTCGAGCTGGGCTATGAAGTCAGGGGTAAGCATCCCCTCATTCAATAAACGATTGGCCTCAGAGTACAGGCTAGTTTCATTGCGTTGTTGGAATGATTCTTGCAGAGCGACTTCACCCATTACATTCTTGGCAATACTTTCCCACTCAAGGGTATTCATGCCTTCGGGCTTCTTCTGTAACAAGTCAGCAAGGAACTGATCGCCTTTTTTATTTTTAAATGCGTCAATCGCCTGACCTGTATAAATCCCTGAGTACAAACTCATGCGAGCAGACTTGGCAGAGGACTCAGCCTGTAGAGGCGTAATCATACCTGTGTCGCGCATAGAACCTGTACGGGTCAACATATCATTGTGCATTTTCTCAGCAGCATCAAAGTTACCACCGCGAGCGGCTTCATAGATTGCTGATAGCTGACTGTTATTAAACAGGGTCGCATTTTGAAGGGCTTGCTGTTTCTGCTGACCAATCATCTTGAGGTTCAGATTGCCCGTAGATTGCATCAAAGAGTTATTGAATTGAGCCGCTAACCCAGGCTGGGCTTGCATTGGGGCGTTATTAATTATGTCATTTAGCCCTTCACTCATGTTCTTTGTGTACTCAGCAAGCATATCTGGTGTAAGCTTCCACGCCTTGGCGAGTTCGGCTTGGCCTTCTTGCATTAGCTTCGTTGCCTGTAGACCAAGCGTATTTTGAGCTTGAGTGATATAGGCACTCGCATAGGCTTTATCCGTTAGTGTCAAAGGCGGCAGAAGGGAACCTTTCGGATTTAAGCCAGCCTCATAACCACGCTTCTGCGCTAAAGTTGTGGAGGCGGTTATTGCAAGTTTTGAGCCAAATTCGCCCAAGGCAGTAGGCGTTAAAGCCATGCTGTCAAAGCCCTGGGTAAAAGGCGCGTTCCCTACCGTATTATCCAGGCGAACTTCTTTTTGCAATGGTTGAACAGGTGGTGGCGGTTGATTAGCCATTAGTACCCCCAGGAGAAGTTGTCGGGGTTAACCCATTTGTTTTCTTGCGGCTTCTGTTTTGAATTGAACCATTCGGGCTTCAATAGTGAAGTCGTTTGTAGTGAGTTCAGGAAGGTTGAAGTTAAGCTTTGACCTAGCTGAGTTTCAGATTGAAGGCTGTGTAAACCAGACAATACATGATTCGCACGTAACTCAGACTCTTTGGCCAGCAGATTCATCCTGCGTGTGCGCTCGTCTTCATTGAAATTCTTAGAGGCTTCGTTTATTCCTGCAAAAGCTACAGGCCCACGGTTTCCGCGAGCTGCTTGTGTTGCGATTTGAGTGCCTATGTTCTGGCGCAGTTGCTTCATTTCATCAAGGGATGCTTCGGCACTTTGCAGTTTGATTGCGGCTAAGTTGGTTGAGAACTGCTCCTGCTCAAGCTTACGGCCAATCTTTATGTACTTGTCCTGGGAACGCGCTCCGAATAAACTGCTGACAAGTCCTGCCGCTTGCATTGACAGTAAAAAGGCTGTCATTGGATCCATTCGCTAATCTCCTTTTATGCGTCTACCTTGTAGAATATACCTGTCAGCTTCATGCCAAAGGGTTCTGTATGATTAATCGTAAAGCTACTTTTAGAGAAATCATCCCATCCACCAAATACAGCAATCTCAAATGCGCCAGTCTGTGGCACAGGAGGTGAACCAGGATTTGCCTGAATCACATTCTGCATTGCTATGGGGAATGTCAAATTATCTTGAGTAATCGTACCACCAATCGTATCAGCAAAAAGGAATGTAGCGAAGCGTAAGTGTTTTGTTTCAATCAAGTTGGAGCTTTTGGGGTTCCCAGTCATCGACATTGATAGAGGAAGTGGAGTAATTTCCACATTAATTGGGAAGCCATATTGGGCTTCTGTCACAGGAGTTGCCACGCCATGCGCTTCAAAATTAATGGTATCATTCACGCCTACGGTTTCAAAGCCATAACCATCACCCTGCATTAATACACGCTGGGCATTAAATCGTGGTTGGCCAGTAATAGCAGCAGTCGCACCGCTCGTCACAGGTGTTGGATAGAAGCCTGTACAATCCATCTCCGCATCAAAGCTTAGTTGCTCTATGAGAAGCACTGTTTGTAATGGGTAGACAGTAATGGTCGCACCTGTTCCGGCACTGGTAAACACATAAGGGTTTTCATCAGCCAAGGCATCAGCCTGAGACTTGTAAACCTTAAATACTGTGGTACTTACACCAACCGCCCAATAGACTGTATTTACAGCTACCTGTGGGCTTGAGGCTGGCATTGTTCCTGCTGTGAATTTAAAGGCTGTGAATGTATCAGTCGGGAACACATAAACATCATTGGTCAGGCTGTCAGAAGTAAAGGCTGTGATGTTATATGGCCCTACAGCATTGGTGATTTGACGTTCAGTTAAGAACCATGCTCGACCATCAAAGTTTGAAGTAACCGCTCTAAAATAGGCATCACCATAGCTTTGCTCAAACTCGGCCTCTGTAAATCCTGATACGTTTTCTCCAATCAATGACTGGTAGATTGCCATCGTTCCATCAAGGTTTACGATGAACATGTATCTTGAGCCAGCACGAATCTTGTCGGTATAAGGAGCCTCATCAATAGGGTTGCGAATCAATTGCTCATTGGCGACTGAGATGATGTTTGACGTATAGGCATTGTTAAACCCATCCCATAGAAGGCTATGCGCATCATTACCGGATAACACAATAATCTGGTTATCAATCCCTTGAGGCTGAATCACATCAGCAGGAGTTGAGTCCTGTAGGCTTAGCGAGAAGTTCGCAGGGGTAATAGCAGATTCAATGGATAAAGGCGTTGAGTACACACCAGAGTTAGTATGAATCGTCAAGCTTCTGTATGGCACGATGAACTGAATGTAGTTGACTGTATCTGAGGTCGGGAACCAGCTAATCGCGCTGTCTCCATCAATCGCAATCAAGTCATTAAAGTCGTTGAACACGTTGGTCACTGAACCCCATAGACCGTTTGACAAAGAGTCCGTATTGGCAAAGAACGCTCTGTTTTGGAATGAGGAACATTTTCGCGGCCATCCATGTAAATCTGACCAGGCATTTTCGGTGATAACAATGGTGGTTCCTGGAATAGCAGCCGTACTGTCAAAGGCTTGAAGGATATTCACGGTAGCTATGTTTGTACCATTCACTGCAATGATTCGAGCAATACCACCATTACCGATAATTCCCCCACCGACATAGTTTGAGGTGAAGTTAAAGGTTCCTGTGGTTCGGGTAAAGGCAATGCTATATCCTGAAACCGCTCCAGGGGTAAAGGTTGAGCTTGCGTATAAATTCGTTGGGTCTTGGAAGTCATGCTGTGGAATGTTTGAAAACACGACATTAGCAAAAGTCCAAGTGTTCTGAATGATTAAGTTTGCAGTCGTTCCAGCACTTTGAATTGTGTAAGCATTAATATCAGCAGCCGCTTCTTCTGCTGTGCTATAGACCTTGAAGGCAGTCGTCGATACTGCGCGAATGAAGTAAGTTCTATTGGCATGAATTTGAGGCGTAGTTGCTGGAATGGTGGCAGCCGTAAACCGTGCTGGATACCATGCTGGCACTGGGCTAAATGGCCCTGCAATAGTTAAAGTGGTCGCGGTGAACCCTGTAATTGATATTGGCGCATTAGGTGTTCGACTTAAATCTTTAGGGTGGTAAATCCCTGTGGTTACACGAAATCGATTCTCAAGAATCGTGTGGTCAATAAGCTGAACCTCATCAGCAAGAATCCCCGTGCCAGTTACATTGGCTATGCGCTCACCCTCAAGGTAAATATCAATCTCATTTCCTTTGAATAAAACAAGATAGCAGCATTCATTCAAGTATTGGAATGCTTTAAAATACGTCTGTTTGTAATTTGTCTCGCCAATAACTTGATTAAGGTATAGAGTTCCAAAGCGTTTGCCAGCAGAGCCTTGCGGAAAGCACAGTACGTTCTTGGCGCGTTTCAATCCTTGGTAGTAGGCTTGAAGTGTGACGCGAGAATACATCAGAGGTGACAATTCACCTTTAGCGAAAAAGTCTTGTGACCATAGTATGTGAGCCATTCCATCCCCTAAAAACCGTTGCCAATGATGGTTCCAAGCTGGCGGTTATTAAGCACTGGGAATGTGGCTTGCGTGAATTGAGGTCTGTTCTGAGCCTCAACCGCTGCGCACATGGCGTATGCTGATACTCGCTTGGCCTCAAGTGGCGCGTAATAGTCTGGCCTCTCAGCACTACTTAGAGCGAGATAAGCCGCGATTTCATAAATGAAGTATTGAACAAAGTGCGCTGGAAGCTTTGAGATATCTGGTTGAAAGATATACTCCATGAAAAACTTACCCTGAAATTGGGCATAGATTTTAGAGTTCTCATAGATTTCCCACACGTAGGTATTGGGGTAAACCCTAATTGTTTTAAGCCATCCAGCAGGTAACAAGTAAATTGTTGCCCAAGGTTCAGGAGGCGTTTCAATTGATTCGGATAGTTGTTGAATCTGGCAAGCAAACCGCCAGTTATTCTGAGCAAGGACAGCAGGGTAAAGCATATCGAAAGCTTGTTCGGCAGCGACCACCATCTGATCGCCACCGTCAAAGCTCACGATAGGCGCATGGCCCAGCAAAGTAATTGCGTTGCTACACATACTCACTTTAGTCTGAGCCATAATGTTTATCCTTAAACAGTAGGTATAACTTTATACCAAACATGCGCCACCATATCACTGTCGCCAGTGGTATAAGCCGCACCGATGTTGGATAAGTACAAGCCTTGGTTCACAGTCGTTGCAAAAGGAGCTGATACCACGCCACCATTCATGAAGAATGAAGCACTCGCAGTTCCTTGGAAAGTCGTGTTAGCCAAAGTACTTGAAGCAATAACGCCAGCACCGTTTGCAGTGTCATCCCATTGTACAGCCGCAGTACCACCAGCTGCATAAGCCGCTGAGTCGTAGGTCATAGCCAGTACGCACTTATCAAGAATCAATTGAGTGTTTGCACCAGCAGCCGCTACCAACAAATGTGGAGCTGCGTACATGCCATTGAAGTTGGCAGCAGTTACAGGAACCGCAGCGTACTGCAATACAGCCGCATCGATCTTCGCACTGGTTACCGCACCATCATCAATCTTAATGGTTGTCACCGCATCATTAGCAAGTTTGGCTGTAGTGACCGCTAAGTCATTAATGTTTGCAGTACCAATCACCCCTGTAGGGAAAGCTGAGACTACAGCGATGGTTCCAAGGTCACGGTCTACAGCAGAGACTTGATAGAACGCAGAGGCATCAGAGCCTACGCAGAAAATCAGATCATTCACTGACAGCATGTAGCACACGTCTGAGAAATAGTTGGCAGCACCGATAGCAGCAATGTTGTCTGTAGCAGACGCATAGCTGAATTCAGCAGGGCCATTCTCAAACACAGTCGGTGTGTTAGGGTTAAAAGTCGTTGCTATCTGTCCAGCATTGTAGCCAGCGGTTTGTCTTACAAAACGTAATGTTTCAAATGCCATTTTAATTTCTCCCTAAATTAGACTGATTCGTCACATTCAATTGCGATAACACCACGTGGGTCGATGACCACCGCACCAGCAGAGAAGATTCCGTTTACCAACCAAGAAGTACGGTCAGGCAAGTAGTTAATCTCTGTTCTAAAGTCATGGCCAATCGCCATACCAGTAGACATTTTGTGCCACGCTAACGCAGTCAGAATGTCGCCAGTCTTAGGTAAACCACCCTCAGTCATTTGTGGGATTGTCACTAGGTTGATACCTAAGTAATCAAGCACCCATCCACGGTCTAAGATTCGGTTCTCGGTGTAGAATGTAGAAACGAATTGGTCGTCTTGCATAAGTGAACGCACGTTGGAAGCACTTAATGCAATCCATCGCTCGCCTTTAGGAACGGCATTGTTTTCAAAGTACTCGTACACTTGAGTAAATTTCTCGTAATTAAAGTTGGTTCCACCATCAGGTAGTGTTTGGCCAGGGCCAGCAGCTAAAGCATCGATGATGATTTGGTCAGAACGTCTACCCATACCTTGACCAACCAGCATCGCGTTTTCCATCTTGGCATCAAAGTTAACAGTCAGCTCTTGTACGGTATCGACCGCAGTAGGAGTGGTGTATTTTTGAATCAAACAAGTGACCTTGGTGTAGTCAGGGTCTTGGATAGTAACGGCTGCTAAGTAAGCAGTAGGCACGGAGATAACTTGGTCAACCTTACGGAATTGCTCGTAAGCACCAATAACGTCGTTTTTTAATCTCACAGAGTCACGCAATAGGAAACCTTTAGAACGGTATTCCGCTTTGACTAACTCGTCGAAATCTGTTTGTTGTACAGCAGTAAGTGACATAGACATGATAATCCCTCATCAATAATTAATAACGTCTGGCCGACATCGGCAAAACGACTCAATTACTAGTTAGGGCTATCACGTTGTGAAGGTGTCCGTTAGGGCTTCTGTGAGAGGTGTCCTGTTCGTATATGGTCTAATATAGTCAAAGACTATTAGATTGTAAAGCCCACCCTAAAGATAGGCTATTTTCTTCCTACAATTGATTCAAGCTTGCGCTCCATTTCTTTTCGGTACGCAGGGTCAGTTTTGAATTTGGCATAATTGGCATTAAGCTCTGAACGATATTCTTCAATCGTTGGACCACCACCAGTGACGGAAGCATTACCACCTGGAACCATTGTGGAGTTCGAGAGCATCTTATTACGGATTTCCTCTAGTGCCTCAATCTGATCAGCAGTTCTCATTCCAGCAGTCAATGCCATGAACGACTTCTCAGACAGATTAGACTTCGCCCAATTGTTCAAAGTCTGTAATCGCTGAGTAGCATTCTCGCCAAGCTTGGATTTTTCCTCATTGATGTCAGTACGAAACTCATCAAGGTATAAGCCTACACTCTCAAGCATCTTATCCATGACCTCTTGAGGCACATGCTTTGAACGTGCGAAATCTGCCATTTCATGGAAGGGTTCATAGTCAGGCTCCATCCAAGCTTGACCTTTGGAGAAGTCATACTCTTTAGGAGCCGTACCTAAACGGCTCTCTAGTTCTTTATAGGCTTTGGCAACGTCTGCGACTGATTTATATTTCTCAGGCAAGAACTGGGGCCGCTCTCCAACACCAGGGGTATGCTCATCCCAAAACCAAGAGGGGTTTTCCCCTCCTGCTCCTGAGCCTTCTGGCGCATTTGTTCCGCTATTTTCTGGAGTTGAATTTGGTGTGGTAGTAGTGCCTTCATCTAATAAACTCATAGTTGGTTTTTCTCCGCTTCAATTCGTTGTTGATGCGCCTTGATGCTTCCACGGATTAATCTGAATGCTTCTTTGAAGCCCTCGTAATACAAGGCGGCTTCTCCTGGGTTTCCGGCTGCTGGATTAACAAAACCTGGCAGCAAGTACCTCTCAACGAACTCATCAAGGAGTTTCTTGCCATCCTCAGAAGCGAAGACCATGTAACAAAGTTTGTCCAGCTCCACAACATCAGGCCGATGTTTAAGTTCATCAATTTTTTTCTGATAGCCTTCAAAGTAATTTTCCTGTTGTAAAAAGGGATTAGTTTCTTCACTCACTACTACGCTCCTTGCGGTTGTTGACCTTCTTGGTTAGCTGCGTCCATCGCTTCGTCTTGCATGTTCTGGGCATTCTGTGCCGCTTGCTGAACTTGCTCTGGAGAATTTAAGTATCTAGGGTCTACCTGCATTTGCTCAGCGATTAAGTAAGGAGCTAAGCCTGGATTAATATACATGAGAGCTGGGCCAGCACCGAACACACCTTGCATCAATTGGTAGTACTGGGTGAAGCGTGAAATATCTTGCTGTGCTTTCGCCAGTGCCAAAGGTGAGCGGTATCTGAAATTAATCTTCATCCCTTTCAAGTCGGGCTTAGGTAACAAGCCCATCTTGTCTAGGAGATAGGAGCAACGCTTGATTACAGGCCACAAAAACTCTTGCTGTAGCCTTGAAAATAATGGCCCAATCCGTTGAGCCAAATTCTGTTGTTGAATCATTACCGCAGCCGCAGTCTCAGGCTGGATAGATTCGTTAGGGTTCACATCGTTAAACAATAGAGTCTTAATCTGCATTCTCAAATCAGCTATGGTGAGCTGCGAGAACTGCGGATTACTAGAGTCCGGTAGAGGAATAAGAGGAGGGCTACCACCAGTGCCAATAGGGGCAATAGGAATAACAGTAAAAGGCTCCAGCTTAAAAGTATGAGGATTAAACACAGCATCAGAAAATCCCATGTAGGGTTTAAACGTATTTAGGTTGGCCGCTGCTAACTCAATCCTTGCGAGTTCATTCAATGAAATAATTGAAGGCAGTGCGTCCATGACTGGGCCGCGACCAAAGACTTCGGAGTTTACTTTCTGGAATCGCCATACGATGCCAGGGTTCGACTCAAATTCTTCTAACAGTATCGGACACTCTTGCGTTCCGACCATGTAGACATAAGGTTTCTTACGGTGAGGCATGTACATCACACCTTCGTAAAGGGTCTGTACAGTGGCATCAGGGTTATCAGCCAGCATCATAATCATGTCTGGCGTTAAGATTGCGTTCTTCCAGCGTATCTGGATTTCGTTAATCTTCACGTCTTCCCAGTAGCGATACCATGATTCAACACGGCCAGTCATCGCTTCTTCAATGGCCAGCTTGTCCATTGGTACTGAGGAAAACAATAAGGGCTGCTCGTCGGTAAATCCATTTATCACCAAGCAGCTTGTTCCGATTGCTAGGTCAAAGTAACATTCGTTAATGACCACATCAAAATTCGATTCATGTATATAGACAAAGAGCTTACGCATATAATTATCCAGCATCTCTTGAGCTGTATTGCGGTCTATGTCTTCTTCGGTATCAAAGCTTTCATCGATATCAAGATAACCCCACTGTACTTGCGGTGGAGTCATTGCATCATGAAGCTTGGACACAAATGTTTTTGTTGCTTCAACGGCAGTCGTGTCATACAATCTCGTGCCTTTGAACTCGCCTTGTTGTTCTTTAGGTCGATAGAAGCGGTTCCGATATGGCACAGCATAGTAATAACACGCCTCAAGCAGTGATGCCCATAGGTCGGCTACTTGCTGCGCATTACTTCTGCGCTTCTTAAATAAATCCCAAAGCTTCATTGGCGTAAGCTCCATGCCATCGCCTGGAATAAGCTCCATATTTTGCATACAATTCCCTATGTAATTTATCCCAATGTATCGGAGTAACCCACTACATTGCCGCGCATATCCGTGCGCCCTTGTGCCGCCATTTCTTTGGAAGCTGCATAATTCATTACTTGGCTTGAAGTCTTAAGCTGGTTATCTAAACGCTGGGTCGGATTAAACACCACATCGGGAACCGTCATAGGTTGACCAAGGCGCGCGCTTTGTCCACTTCCAGTTAGTTCTGTCATTGATGACAAGGGGTTATTCCCCTTCAATACATTTGCTAGGGTTGCCATAAGCCACTCCTTGGTCTAAGTTCTTAACCTAAAGTATCGCCATAACCAGTACTTGCTTCGTCCATAAAACCTGGAGAACGATAAGCACGTCTTGCGCTTCGTATTTGCTTCTCCGCAATTTTAGTTTTCTCTTGCGCTCTGTCTTCATCGACACGCTTCGACTCTTTGGCTATTTCTTCTTTTTGCTTTTGATAGTAATCTATCTGTTCAGCTACAGCCTGATTTGCTTGTCGTCTATCAGCAGAATGTTGGTGGGGAATGACATTAGAGATGGCACGTTCAGCCTTCTTTAGCCATTTTGATAATTTGCTCATTGGTCAATCTCCTATCAAATCCAAATGTGTACATAGATGATTTTGTTTTGAAACTCAGTTTCTAAAACTTCGCGATCAACAAATTGAATCGCATATGGAATCTTAATCTGTTTTTGCAGCTTTCTCAATTGCGTTAAAATTGTTGGCACTTCTAACCCCCATTTGGTTTACATCATCCTGTATCTTGTTAACCTGAGCTTGAAGTTCAAAAGCCTCGAACGCGCGTATGCCTACGTTGATTGACTCCATCAATTGTTTAATCTCTGAGGCGTTGAACTCTTCCAAGTTCGCCATCTCAACCAACTGCTGGTACTGCTTGTACGGAGTGGCTTTAGGGTCTATCCCCATCCTCACTCTGTTTTTTCCTATACCATAGCGCATAGCACCCTTCATACGCCAGTGGTCAAAGTTAAAAAATTCTTCGTCCTTCCCATCCTCGCCCTCTTTTTCCCAATTGGACTTGGATAGAATCTTACCCACATAGTAGCACTCTCGAAATGTTTTGTGCTTCTTTATCCACTTATAAAACAATCCATCGCTTATCATGGCGCGACGACAAAAGGCCGTCATGGTTCCCTCGGTGTTCATGGCATCGAGTATCATAGGGCAGTGAACGTCTTCTGTATAAAGACCTTCGCCCTTTTTGATTTGCAAATATAATTCTTTTGCATCAATCTGTGACATAAATGAAATTCCCTTTCATATAGTTTAAGATTAACAATCAACATTTAAGGATGAATGAATATGCTAGATTGCTCCCAGTTCCGTAGCCTCATCGTAGAACCCGTCCTCTCTAAACTGAGAGTCTATTCCAAGAACGCAGAAGAACTCCTTGTCTTCACATGCGCTGCTGAATCGCTTGGTGGCACTTTATTACATCAAGTTAAAGGCCCAGCGGTGGGTATCTACCAGATGGAACCCAATACATACACTGATATATGGGTTAACTATATACGCGCTCGCAACCAATTGGCTACTCTTATGGCTCTGCACTTTGGCTGCAATAAGATTCCCGACGTGGAACGAATGATTTATGACCTTCATTATGCGACGGCAATGGCGCGGATTCATTATCTGAGAATGCCTGGCAATCTGCCGGAAGCGAAGGACGTAGATGGAATGTGGGATTACTATAAGAAATACTACAACACTGAAAAAGGTAAGGCCAAGAAGGAAGACTCCATCAAAAAATATCAAGACTTCATTCGCTCTTAAAACAATCTCGATGCTGGAATGCTTCTGAGAGGTTTACTTCATGGAAGCATATTCCGCACATCACCATGCTCACCGTGCGACTTGTATTGGTGACAGTAGTCGATACAGCAATCCATTTATGATAAGGCTCAAAACCTTCGGCAGCCTTTGGACACCTTGACGCTTTGTTATTCCAATCGTCACAATTTGACATAAAAGTAAA